GAAAGCATCCTGAAGGTCTACGGTTTCCATCACTACCTCTTCTTGATCGGTGGCTGCGGCTTGTGGACGGCACTCTTGCCCGATGGGAACTGCGTCTGTGACTTGCCGCCAACGATCTTCGGACTCTGATTGCCAACAAGGTCGATGTGGGCAGTTGTAATTACGTCAGCCCCTGGCTGTGTAATTCCCTTGGCAGGATCAATCACACGCACTCGCCGGACACTGATCTTTCCAAGCTTGCCCTGAATCTTTCCCCTGAAGCCGGGACGACCTACAGCCTTGTGAGCCTCGCCTGAAATAATCTTCGGGCTTGACGGGTTTCGCTGCGAACCTTTTGCTCTAGCCATCTATCCTCCTATCGCTTGATCTGCCGCGCGAAATTCCCTGGTGGGCGAGAACCCTTTCGCGGCCCCTGCTTCGATTGTTTTCCTTTCCGGGTCGTACCAACGTCAATTCGGTTGTCGCGCAAGGTGCCCAATTCCTGACGGCGGAATTTCCTTGACGATCCCTTGTTGAAGCTCGACACTCGATCACCCCTTGATCTGAAGCCTCTTGCGAAGCTCGCGGACGCCTCTTGGCAATTTCCTTCTACGAACGATTCTCGCCATTATCGCCTCCTACGCCTTCTGCCGACGCTGGCCGCAATCTGCTTGGGATTACGTGCGCCTCTGCCGATCCTTCCATGACGTTTACGCGAAAAGCTCTTTTTCAATCGCAACCTCCTGGGTCGTCCGCTTTTCATTCGTTCCTTCCTTGCTGTCCTTGTCCGACAGGAACGTTCTTGGTTTCACCTTTGCCGTTTTCGCTGAACGGCTCTGCCGGTTCAATTTCAAAGTTGTCCTCAGCGTCCTTAGCTTCCTGAGTCGGGTTTTTCATATTCGGAATGAAGTGACGCAGAAGCTCGCGGTACGTGGAGTCGGAAATGATCCTCCGCTGTGCAGCCACTTCCAGAGCCATGACAAGCTGCTGCAACGCCTGGTTGAATGCTGCCTGATCCTCAACTCGAATCAGTTCCCACGTAAGCGATGGTCGCTGAATTTCAAAGTCGTTGATCTTCATGAGCATCTTCAGCAATTCCTGAATTACAGACTCGTAGGACTTTCGCTTACGGACGATCTTCTTCGCCCAAGGAAGGGTCTGTGCGTTGTTCGACTGATTTGCAGAACCCGCCTCTAGGATCATGAATGCCCATCGGGGAGTCTCACTGGCGATTGAAATACAGTCGATGAGGAAGTCCATGAGTTCTTTGGAATCTCCCAGTACCGAACGGGCTTCAAGGAAGTCAGCATCTTCCTCGGCCTGAAGGAAGAGAATTTCCTTTCCCTTCCAGGTAATCTCAGCCTGTGATCGGATATTCCCGTTCTCGTCAAGTACCTCGGGGAAGTTGTTGCGAATGAACGCTTGAACCTCATTCAGCTTCAATTTCACCTTCGGCACCGAATGGTACTTGTGAGCCTGCATCGACTGACTGAGAGCATCGTTGAATGCACGGATGAGCGGGTAGGCGGTTTCCAGATCACTCTGTCCGCCCTTCAACGTGGAATCGTACTCATTTTCAACTTCTACAAGCGGTACGAATCCCCAAGTGTTGTCCCGGCTCCAATCCGTCAGGTGAACGCGCTCAGTAGTGTCGTAATACTGATACGACTCGGGAGTGATAACTTCCAGAATTTCATGTTCCCTGATCTTCGGTAGTACACCGTTTGGGAAATCCGCTTCCTCTTCTACAAACTCAACCATGTGCTGAATGACTGCCTCTTCGATGACCTGTTTGTCCAGTGTGCTTCTGCGAATGGTGACTACTCGCTCCGGGTCAACAACTTCAAGACGACAGTGCTTAATTTCCTCTTGGCTTACAAGAGGATTGTTGGCTGCATCGTCCTGCTGCACCCGAACAAAGGTTTTGGAATCTCGGATCGCATTTCTGAGCATTTGCCGTATCTCGTTGGCCCAGTGATCGGTAAGGCAGGCATTGAGAAAATCATCACGGTTTTCATCTTCCGTCGATGCCACCGGCAATCCGATGAAATCAACTTGCAGGTCAACGATGGGCCTCGCAAAGAAACCTCCCAGGCTTGTGCCGTCGTTGTTGTTGAGATACAGCGACCGGGTTAGATTGTAATTCGGCTCCGTGTTCTCGTAAGCAGGAGTAGAACCAAAGAACGATCCGCCGATGACCTTCCACCTAGATCGAATGCCACTTGAAAATGGTGCCCAAATAGACACGATCTGCTCAGTGATGCGCTGCCATGCGCTCATTTCTCATCCTTTACTGAATTGGACAGGAAATTTTCAAGTTTTTCCATCATCTGCGCCGCTTCCTCTTGCTTCTCAGGCGGAAGCTGCCGCAGAGCATCGAGAGTTTCGTCGTCAGTTGAAAATGTGGCCTTGCTCTCGTTCGTCCTGTGCTGCTCCGACTTGCTGACTTTGCCGATCCCCGCCCTGTCAAGGATTTCAGAAGCTGCCTTCAGGATCAGTGCGTCGTCATCTGTCTTTCTCAGCACGTCCACAATCGCCTGTACTGCCTCGATGGTGTAGCCGTGCAGAAGGTCGAGAGCCGCAGAGGGAAGGTTCTCTCTCAGCATTTGAATTCTCTCGGCAATGTCAGGCTCTTTCAGCATATCGCTGACCTGACCGCGTGAAATTCCAATCACGCTGCCAATCTGATTATGTGAGTAGCCTGCGAGCTTCAGGACGATTGCCATTTCCCTCGCATGTTCCCTCTCACCAAGAGCGAATTTCTTATCCTTGCTGAGATTGATCTTGTATCTGCGCTTGATGCGCTTCACAGACTTCTCGGCAACTCCTGCTCGATCCTCCGGTGTTCTACGCCCCGACAAGACTCTTCCTCCCGAATATCTCTCCGATTTCCTCTGAAATTTCCAAGGTGGGCCTTTTCATGGTTGCGATTAGCTCGAACATATCGGCATGGTGCCAGTGATCGGGATTCTTGTTCTTCTGCCAGAACGCTCTCGTCCGGCCCTGAGCATCCTCGCGCTCGACACGAACCTGTTGCATCATGTGCCAGTAAAAGCCGTTGAAATCTTTGTTGGCAAGAAACTCACCTTGCTCGCGTGCATTTCCAGGCAAGTGAACTTTGCCGTCCATATAGTCCTTGATGACCTGATCGAAGGCCATCGTCCGGTCGATGATGCATTTTCCAGCTTCACCGTATTTCACAGGATTCCAGACAGCCATTTCCTGAGTCTGTGGACGATCCATTTCAAAACCGAGCCACACCTTGCCCGGATACTTGATGGACAAGTCTCTGGCTGCTCTCTTTTCAGGATGCGCGTCAATCACGCACATGAATGTCATCAGCCCACTAAAGAATTTGTCTAGCTCATCCCACTCTCTCAGAATTTTCATTGCCCAGGTTCGCCGGGTTCCGTAGCGGGTGAGCGTAGACGCTTTCACATGCAAGTGGTTTCCAACGTCCACACCGATGTAGACGCAACCTTCTGGAATTCCACCAAGAGAATGTCCGGGTGAAATACAGTTGTCCAGAATCTGAGCGGTGAACTGATCCCCGGCAGCGGTGTAGGGACGGCCCAGTGATTGATTGAAAAAGCTTTTCAGCTTTCTCGCATCCCTTTGACCGAGATACCACCCTTTCATAATCTCCGCCAGTGGCTGAGTTGGAGAATTGAATTGGGAAATGTGGTATCCCCGGATTTTCCCCGTCAGGTTCTGTGGCACCCACCTGCCGTGAGCATTTTGGGTACGCCTCTCATGATCCTGAAATTGGCGCTTGCAGAACACGCATTCAATGGCACACTCGTCGGCCACATCGCCCAATTTCAGAGAATCCTCGAAAGTCAGAACTTGAAAACGACTACAACCGGGACACGGTATCTCCCATTGATGCTGGTCTGACGCCCACCACCCATCCTCAGCGTCTACGCCATGCCCCGGTGCAGTCGGTGTGGAAAGAATCGTCAACCGCTTGATGTGAGAACCGTCCATGCGGTGCCTCGCCTCTTCTAGATTCTCTTCCACCATGCGATCCCGCTCATCCCACACTTCTACGTCTACAGGAATTTCCTGTAGCTCGTTTACGATGTTCGTTCCCCTGATGTAAAGGTTGATGTTCGCTTTGCTTTGCTTATGCAAGCGATTGTCCACCGATGCAAAATTGCTCCTGAGAATTTCATTGGAGTCGATCATCGGGTCGATCCTGGCTTGCACAAAGGGGATGGCTCCGGTTTTCAGCGGCAGGAGATAAAGGTGATGCCACCCGCGCTGTGTAATCCAGTGGAGTGTCCTCGTCAGGAATGAAACTGTAAATGCCGTCTGTGCTGCTTTTGGAATTACAATTTCAGGGCTGGTATCGCGGATCACCTGCCTGATGTACTCGCGGCCCTCTAGGGAGAAAGCCTTGCCGTCCACTCTCAATCCCATTCCCAAAGCCCATTCGTCAGGCCGTGCAAGTGTCCGAACGGACGAGAAGCCTCCCGTCGAGGAAGGCTTCCGCTTTTTCACAGCCTTGGCTTTTACAACACGACCGGCCAACTACCCTCATTCCTCTCGATGGCACCCAAAGACCAATGAAAAGAGGATAGCGAATTCAGCAAAAAGGAAAAATAGACCGGGGGCTGGCAGCTTGCCCCCGGCCTATACGCTCATCCCACCTACCAGGAGGAATGCAACCCCGAGCAAAGGGTCGAGCACTTGTAGCAGAAGAGGTACTAGGGCGTCAACTGGGCTTCTTTGTTCTGCTTCCTATTTGAAATTTGGTACTCCCTCATCCATTCGTCATGCCCATTGAATTCACTGCGTTTTACAGGAACGCGCTCTGACCTTCCCCTGGCCTGAGCACCATGACGGATGGACTTCCTGTGCCTTGCCTCGTTCTGCGCCCTTGCCTTTTTCAGTTCGATG